GCGCTGTTAAATAGTGTAAAGGTGCTAGCCATTTGCGGCCTCCATTGGTTGATCGATTACCACGCCTTCATAAATAGCACCGCTGGGCGCTTTCAGAATCATGGTTCTTTGTTTCGGCGTGACAGCAGCCACCGCGACTGCCTCTTGTGCGTTGGATGCCGCAATCTCTGCATCTACTTGCTTTGTTGGTAACATGGCTTGCATCCTGCGCGTCTTTGCTTCGTAAGCCTTAATCTCAGCTTCCTTGGCATTGATTTCCATGTTTTTACGGTCAATCTCCATTTTCATGGCTTCGATTGCCTTAGCGCTAGATTCTTTTTCTAGCTTGCCCTGTAGCTCTTGAATCTGCCCTTGAAGCACTTGAACAGCCTGCCTGGCCTGTTGATCCATGAGTTGCATCTGTTGCTGCGCTTGCTGCAATTGTGGGTTTTTGCCCTGTAAATGAGGCGGTAGCGTGGCCTTTAAGCGCTCTGCTAGTTCATCAGCACCCGGCCAGTCTAGGTTACGGGCAAGGATGTCGCCAGCCACTTGCATCATGGGCGGGAATGCGCGCGACATTTCAACCATCTGCGCAGCGGCTTCCTGTCGCTGTGTTTGATAGCTTGGCCCCGCTTCGCTTGTTACGTCATACTTTCCTGCGCTCAGGTCAAATACTCGCGTCACTTGCCCGGCCTCTTCCAGCATCTTGGCAATGCGCCCATCTGGCTTCATTTGCATAGGCTGGCCGCCACCGATCTTTACCGATTCGTTCTGGCCATCTTCGTGAATCACTCGAATAATGCGCTCTGTGTTGTAAACCTTTGGGATGAGGTCAACCATGATGCGCCCAGCGTGGCGAATGGCGCGGCTCAGGTTGTCAACGTAGTTAAACGTGGCTGTGTCGCTATCTCGCTGGCGTTGCATGATTGCGCGGCCTGATGTTTCGTTTGAGCGATTGCCCAGAGCAGCGTCAAAGAGCCCCATTGTGGACTTCATATCATCCGAAGCGTTCAAAGCCTCTTGAAGCACACCAGCCGGTACACCTGCAAAGGCTTGACGCTGTGGCGAGATTTGCCCGTCATATTCCATGTACGCATGGCTCGTGACGTTGGCAGTCGCCCACTTGTTTGCGTCAGTCTTAAATGCGCCTTTTGGCCCGATAAATGGGGCTTTTGGAGCGAGCGCCACCAACTCAGTCGAAGCAGAGCGCCAATAGTTGAACATCTGCTGAGGGTCACGCGCCCAGCGTGTCAACGATATGAAGCTGCGCTTTCCATCTATAAATACTTCATCGCCGTACACCGGGACAATGGGGATGTATTTGCCTGCGAATGCGTTGGTTTCCAGCACTTCGGCACCGGAGATAATGCGCTGCGTGACTTTCCAAGTCTTTGTCGGTCGTGTGCCTGCGATGGTCACGCCTTGCATATCGAGAATGTCTTTGATCTTGAGATACTCGGGTTCAAAAAGAACCATGCCATCATTGAGCTTTAAGAGCGTGGCAGGCACTTCCTCGCGTGTCCAATACTCAGCCACTCGGACGGTATTTTGGTCGCGCCAGCCTGCCGGAATATCCATGTAAGAGTCTTGCCAGCTTGACTTCTCTGCACCCTTCCAGCGCTTTTCAAATTCGCTATCTTTGTAAAGCTGGGTGATAAATGCCTTTGTCCAATCGCTTGAGTCCGCAGCAGTTGATCGTTCGTCTCCGTAAACGCTCAGAGGGTCAATGATGCGTTCAATGCAAATATCTTGGTCAAAAACATCATCATTGGCGTAATCTGTGGTGATGCGGAAATAACCAAGGCCGCCGGTTACTGCGTTGTCAAGTGCTGTGTCGTAAGCAACATCAGCCTGGCTTGTGTATTCAATGTTTTTGATCAAGCCACTTAGCACGGCCGCCGTAGCTTTATCGCCATCGTCTCCGACTGGGTTAACCTTGATCTGCGGTTTGTTCTGCCTGGCATCGTTCAAAACCCGTCGCAGCATAGCGGGTAAGCGATTGATTGTTAGGCATGGCCTGCCGTCTAGTTCGCGCTGTTTCTTTACAGCTTCTGGCCACTGTTCGCCTAATCGAGCAAAACGAACGTCGTCCGCAAAATTAATGCGGTTTTCTGACTCTGCCTCGTCGCTGAGTTTGAATTCCTCAAGCGCATCAGAGATAACGTCTTTATCGCTCATTTTTGGCCTTTTTCCTCAATTCTCAGGATTCTAGCCTAAAACTAAGGGTTTACCCTAATAGGGTTTACCCTAACCAGCTTATTACTCTGTGGTCGTCTCTGCGCCGTGGCTCGACTTCAGGTATTGCAAAACGCTTCATCATCATGGCGTATCGCGTTGCGGAAAGCAGGTCGTCGTCCATTTTTACAATTTTCCCGTCTTTTCTGTGATACATGCGGAATTCTTCAAACCAATCACCTAGATGACTAAACACTTTAAGCCGCCCTGTTTGCATTCGATCCAGCATCTCCATCAAACCAGCCTCGACGCTGTTACCGCCCGAACCCTCCTTATCTCCGTCTTTCGGAGCAAATGTCGCCCGGTCATGGAGCATGTTTAGCCCTTGATCTTTGTATTGAGCCGCCAATGTTTCTCCGCTACCTTTGTCGTGCTGCAATCCGTCATGTGGCCACGCCCAAGGCAACCAATCACCCCATGGTTTTACCGTAGCAGCAAACAATACTGGTGTTTGCTCTCTTTGCCTGTGAGCGGCGATTACATACAAGATATCAGAATCCCTATCCCAAGCCATCCGAGCCGCCGCGCTAGGGTGATCCCATCCAAAGTCTATGCCCGCAATTTGCGCCCAATGCTTAGGGATTTCAAAGGCATCAACGCGGATTGACTCCTCAGTAACTGGGAAGATGCGCCCGCTACCAAGAGCAGGAATGCCTTTTGTGCGAGCCTCCCTTTCGTGCGCAGGATAGCTATTTATGATCTCTTGCCGCCGTTCTGGCGTGTAATGCTCTGCATCATCGATCGTCATGCTTGTTACTGACGTACCCGGCATTTTGTCAATCAAAAAGCGCTTTACCACCTCGCTCATGCCCTTGAGTGGGGTAAAAGTCATGTAAACGATACCTCTCGTGGCGTTGGTTCGCGTGAGCGATTCAGTGTAGATATCTGCGTCAGGCTCTTCATCGAGCCACACAAAGTCTAGTGTCTCCGCTTGGAATTTCTCGCGCCCTTGATCGTAACTCTTAAACCCTAGAAGGCTTTCCCCCGCCTGCACATCGCCACCGCCGCCCCATTTAATCACCATTGTGTCTAATGCATCAGCTACGCCGCGTTTCATAGACTTATCTTTGATGGCATCCATTGGGATAGCACCAGTCCCGATAGCATTGCTACGCCCAGCCAATACCCGCTGTACAGAGTCTCTAGTTACTTCGCTAGTTACACCAGCCGCCCAGCCCGCCACGGCCTTATTAAAGGTCTTACCTTTCCACCAATCAGGATAGCGGCCAGTGAGGTGCATTGCTGTTTCAAAGCCAGCAGACCACGTTTTACCAAGCTGGTTGCCAGCCATTAGCAGGCGCTCTCGGAAACCCGCGCCGTCTGCGTGAAACTCTGCCTGTTTTGCGTATGGCCGATAAAGCCTCAACTGGTTGCCTTTGATGCGCCTTTGCTTTTCCTCTAGCAGCGCCAGCAGCTCCAATTTATTCGCTAGGTTTGCTGAGTTGGGCAAGTCTGGCATCAATTTGCGCCTCTGTTAAATCCGTTAGCGTGGTCTTTTGGTCGATTTCCAATCTATCGCCGTATTTTTTAGAGGCCAGCTTTGAGCTAGTCCATTTGATCGTATCAATCAACAGCCTCGCACCAGCAATGCGCGCAGCGTTTTCGCTCTTCATCGCCTCGTCTGCGATTTCCTCCATTGATTCCACTTTTGCATCAATCAGACGCGCGCGCGCGTGTGCGTATTGTATCGATAGTGCAGGATTCGCATCAACCCAATTCATAAACGTGCAAATAGACACGCCCATTTGCTCAGATGCTTGCCTTGTGCTTTTACCATCGCACATCAACTCACATATCGCTTTTCCGAGCATTTCTTTTTGCTCTTCTGTCCATCGTACTGCCATATGGATTCCTTCGGATTGTCCATTGTTGCATTATTGCAACATTAGGGTTTACCCCATATGCGTATTATGCCAAAGAAATAGCCCCTAGGCTTCACAGCTTCGGGGCAAAGGCTGGAATTGCACCAGCTTAGGAGACATTCGTATTATGACGTAGTTTTCAGAACCAATTACGCCAATCGAGAGGCTTTACATCGGGTTGCGCATTACTGATGGTAACCATACTTGTATTTTGGCTTTCCGCATACTTTGATAAGCACGCCATTTCAAAATCCTTTATCCTGCGCTTAACAGTTATTTCATAGCGCTCTTTGCGCTTGTTTGCTTGATGTTGTGCTAATGGTGGTTTCATTGTGTTCCTTGATTCATTTTTCCCGCCTTTTGCATGAAATAATCTAATACTTCCAATGCTTGCTTGGCTTTGTCGCATTCTTCCATGCACCACAATCTAACGTCTTTGCGGTCTAAGTGACCATCTTGCATGAGTTGGAGCATGTAACTGAGTTGGCTAGCGTCTATCGGGTTTGATGCGAAGCTGAAGCCTTTGCGCTTTAAGATGCCAGATAGATCATTGGCCAGATAGTTTGCGACAACTTGCGCGTGAGTCTTGGGAATTGGTGTATCCATGCTTATTCTGACCTTTTAAGCTGTTTTCTCTATGCTTACTTTGACGTAGCCACCGATTTCCTCAGACTTTGCTATCTTTAGCGTCCACTTGCTGTCGTCGACCCCGATAGCATCCGCAAGCCCATCAAGGCCAGCTTTGCAGGCACTCAGCATGTTATCCATGTCGCGGTGTCTGCGGTCAGGCGGGTAAAACGTGAGCGATACCGTCAGTGGCTCGCCTGGTAGCTTTGTAGCGCCTTGCGCCAATGCTTGCGCCCACCATGCACCGCGAAGCTGTTTTTTCAATTGAGCGGTCTTTGCCCAATGGTTTCGGCTGTTGGGGCTTAGTCCCTTTTGCGGCCACGGTAGCGTGAATTCGATCTTTGCGGCTTGTCTCATTTTTACAATGATAGCTCTTTATCGGTCATGATTTAGACCGCGTGAATTTTTCAGCAATTATTAGAACCTCATCTGCGCAATCCTTTGCTTCTTTCGCGAGAATTTGATTGTCACTCTTCATGTGATCTTCTGCGCGTCTCTCGAGGCATCTTGCTGCCGCATTTAGTGCGCCGACCATCGCGTTGGCAATGATTTCAAATTCAGCAGTCATGATGTTGCCTTTTCGATTGCTGCGCGGGCTTTGATACGCAATTGTACTAAAAGCGCTGTTTGCCCAGAATCGCAGCTTTCCATGATTGTTTTCAGAGCCTCTAGTAGCTCAGGAGCTGCGCGAGCAATCATTGCTTGCCGCCTTGTAAACCCGTATGTCTTGAATTTTTTCTCTTCGTCTTCCGAAATGCTCTTTGTTGGATCAATAAATACTAGCGTGAATTCGCCCGGTGTATGCTTATTCATGG